ATATTTGGCATCAACTAAGCACACATTTGAAGTGGACAAAGTTTGGATAGCGAGACGAGATAGTAGAACGAGACGAGTACCAAGAGACATTTTTGACCATTGGGATATGGATGGTCAAGTGAAACCATTAAACGAACCATTTACGAGTAGAGATAGACTTGGAAGAGTAATACTTGCTGATATGCCTGGAGACCCTAAAACGCCAATCGGATTTACCATTAATTGTAGGTGTACAGTTGCTTTTATTCCAAGAAGAGATAACAATAATAATATTATTCAAAAACGATAAAACTATAAAAATGTTATATAGATATAAAGCCTCAAGACTGGATGTTAAAGATGTAGATAGAAAGAGTTTAGTTGTTAGTGGGTACTTTTCATCTTTTGGTAACTTAGATAGTGATGGTGACATAATGATGCCAGGGGCATTCAAAAGGTCTATCGCTGATTGGGGACCGAATGGAAAGGAGAGAATCAAGCATTTGCAGAATCACAATCCAAATCTTCCTCTTGGAAGAATTACGCTTTTGAAGGAAGATGATTTTGGTTTGTATTATGAGTCAAAGCTTGTAGATACAACTTATGGGTTGGACTTTATTAAACTTGCAGAGGCAGGTGTTATAACTGAGCATTCAATTGGTTTTAATATCCTTAATGAGCAAAAGAGTGAGCGTGGTAATGAGATTAAAGATGTAAAGTTATTCGAGGGTTCATCATTGACGGCATGGGGCGCTAATGAGAACACTCCTTTGCTTGGATTTAAGGGAGAGAGGGATATTGATGATTTGAAAGAAGAAATTCGTAAATTTGAAAAGTTTATACGCAATACCGATGCAAGTGACCACACAATCGATTTGTGTTTAATCAAAGTTAGACAATTAGCACAAGCAGTAGAGGAGCTAAGTAGCACAAAGGTATCTGTTAAAGAACCGGAGCAGCCAAAGGTTGACGAAATGCTTGAGAAGAGTTTAATATCTATTCTCAACAATTTTTAAATCAACAAAATGGAAAATTTGAAAGAGTTCCAATCTGCTCTGGAACATAAAATGAACGAGCAGAAAGCTGCTCTCGCAGCAGAGAACGAAAAGGCTGCAAAGCAATTCGAAAGCAAAGTAAACGAACTTAACGAGTCAATCGAAAAGAGCAATAAGACTCTTGGTGAGGCTATGGATGAGTTCGGTAAAATGAAGGCCGCATTCGGTAAGATTTCAGCTAAGAACGAAGAGAAAGTAACAAGCACTTATGGTGCTATGATTACTGAGATTAAGTCCGGCATTGCTGATGCTATTGCTCAGAATCACGAGTTGATTGTTAAAGAGGCAGGAAGACAAGGTGGTCGTGATTTCAGCCATCACATTGAGTTGAAGGCAGTTGGTACAATGACCCTTGCTAACAACCTCACCGGATCTGCTTACATTAGCTATCTTGACAACTCATTTATGAGGTCGTTTGTGAATCCTCACCTGCGTTCACTCATCAATGTAGTACCAGTTCAAAGTGGTTCCGTAACCTTCCCTCGTGCTAAGACACCAGTCGGTGAAGGTTCATTTGGTCGTCAGTCAACTGAGGCAACCGATAAGGCTCAACTTGACTATGATTTGGAGATGATTAACAATCCTCTGACTTACCTCGCAGGATGGGTTAAGGTATCTCGTCAGATGCTTGATGACCTTTTCTTCTTGCAGTCATATCTTCAGCAGTCTTTGATTGAAGATTTCCAACAAAGAGAGAACGTTGAGATTCTCAACGCCATTGCTGCTTCTGCAACCGCAGGTGTTTCTTCCGGTGCTAACACGGCTGAGAAGTTCATTGACTATGTTGCTCAGTTGCAATCTCTCAATTGGACCGCAGGTATCTCTCTGATTACCCACGCAGGTTGGGCATCTCTGATGAAGACTAAGGGTTCTGATTACTCTGTTCCAGGTGGTGTTAGCATTGACGCTAACGGTATTGTAAGGATTGCAGGTGTTCCTGTTGTTCCTCACTCTCAGGTAACTGCCGGAAAGATGTATATCCTTGACTTGTCTAAGTATGCAATTGCACAACAGTCCGGAATCAACGTTTCTTCTACACCTTACAATGGTACTGATTTCCAACAGAACCTTGTTACTTTCAGGTGTGAGGCTCGTACCGCTCTGCTGCAATATCAGCCTACTGCTGCTATCTACGGCAACATCTAAACCAAATAGGGGGAGGGTAACACCTCCCCTAACTTTATGGAATATAAAACGTTTGTTATTATCGGTGCTATGGATGGCATTAAGCATGATGACATCTATAACAAGTTGAGAGTACTTGATGGCATTAGAGTAATATTTGTAGAGCCTATCCCATATCATTTCATGTCGTTAACAACGAATACAAATGATTTGAAAGGAGAGATTTATTACGAGTGTAGTGCCATATCGAATAAAAGAGAGAGCGTGGAGATGGCTTATGTTCATCCTGCGGATCTTTGTTATTATGATGATTACATTGATGGGTGTTCTTGTGTGATTGAAGATGGTAAGCCATTAAATGTTTTTATGAAAGATGTGAGTCCTATACACGTTACTAAGCATCGTGTTAGGTCTATTACATTTGATGACTTAATGGATAAGTATGGATGGGATAGTGTTGACTACATTCAAGTTGATTGCGAAGGCTATGACGAAAGAATAGTTGGCAGCATAGACTTGGAGAAATATGGTGTTAAAGAAATTAAATTTGAAAAGCATTATCTAAGTGCCATATTCTATGACTATATGAAATTTAGATATAAGAAATATAAAACACATATTGGAGAGTCAGACATAACATTCAAGATATGAAAATACTCGCATCTGTACACTTATATCCTCCTCAGCACAATTGTGGTGCAGAGTGGATGTTGCATCATTTATTGAAAGACTTACAGTCAAGAGGACATAGCATAAAAGTATTATTGCATCAAGCCAATCATTACAAGATAACAAAGAACTATGTTTTTGATGGTATAGATGTATTCCCCCCTGACCCTCAAGTAATTCAAAATTTATTTTATTGGTCAGAGGCAGTTATAACTCATCTTGATTTTACTCATTTGAGTATAAATCTTGGTAGTATGTTTAGAAAGCCAGTATTCCATTTAATTCACAATACATACAACTATCCAGAGATTGAGAATGCTTTAAAGAGGCAACATATTATTTACAACTCTCAATGGGCAAAGGATTACTTAAAGTATGACCATCCGGATTTTGTATTGACTCCTCCAGTTGATTATAAATACTATGATGTTCAGATGGATACTATAAAGAACCCATATATTACTTTAATCAATGTAAATGAGAATAAGGGTGCTAAAGTATTTATTGAGATTGCTAAGTTGATGCCACATAAGCAATTTTTGGGCGTTATTGGTTCATATGACCCACAAATCACTCAAGAACTGCCAAATTTGACTTATATTAACAATACGGTTGAGATAAGAGATGTGTATAAGCAAACGAGGGTTTTGCTAATGCCATCACATTATGAGAGTTGGGGAAGAACAGCAACGGAGGCTATGTGTAGTGGCATCCCGGTGATATGTTCAGAGGCAGAGGGGTTAAAGGAGAATTGTGGCAAGGCAGGGATTTATGTAAAGAATAGAAACGATGCTTATGAATGGGTTGAGGCAATTTCAAAGTTGGATGAGCAAAAAAATTACGAGGCAGCTTCCAAAAAAGCGAAAGCGAGAAGTAGGGAGCATGACCCAAGAAAAAAACTTGATGAGTTCAATAGTTGGTTTGAAGAAAAAGTACACCAATATAACGGAAGATTATGATACAATATTACAACATAGCCAAGATAAGCGACTCAATGATTGAGCCTATATCTCTGACAGATATAAAGAATTGGATGCGTGTTCGTGATGATAATGATAATGGTCTTATAAGTGATTTGATTACATCTGCGAGAAAGCATATAGAAAAGTTGACAAGTGTAGCTTTGACGAACCAAACCTACCAAGTTCTATTTGAGTTATATGGCAATAGGACTATGTGGGTTGTAGATTTGCCATATACATCATTTGATTGCTCCCCTGTGGTCAAGTTGAAGAATGGCATTAACGATTACACTACTTTGACTAAAAACGTAGATTATGAAGTCATAGGTGGTAAAATAATTTTATATAACAAGGGGATTTATGATGTTGAGTATGAATGTGGGTATGGTCAAGTCCCTGAGGATTTGATAACAGATATTGAGACACTTGTCACTTGGTCGTATGAGAATCGTGGTAAGAAGATGCTTGGTGAGGCTAAACAAGGCTTGTTATTGCAATACCCAGATTGGAGTGGACTAAACTATCACCAACATAGAAAAGTGGTTATATAATGCCTAAAATACTGAATTTCGGAGGTTTTATTAAAGACTTTAGGTCTTCTATTAAGATTAAGCTTGATAAGATAGATTTAGCTATGTTAGATTCTTTTGAGAATGTTGTAGCTGAGGCTAAAACAAAAGCACCAATAGACCACAAGGGCAATGATATAGGTTCGACCATAAGCTTAACGAGAACTTCTAACTTGAAGTACAATATAAAGGTTGGTAATAAATATGCTGCTTATTATGAGTTTGGTACTGGCCCACACGCTAAAGCATATGTTCCTCTATTACCAGACGAGTGGCAAAAAATAGCAGAACAATATATAACGCCAATAGAGGGAAAGTTAAGAACATACGATTATCTATATCCATCTTATGAATCTGAGCTTCCTAAACTAATTGAAAAAATGGTTAAAATAGTAGAAAATGCTTGACACAAGTAACGCCATAAGAACAGCATATTTGTCAAAGCTTGATGGGTTCTTGACAATAGGTGGGAGGAACGTAGAGGTTTATGGGCAAGACCCATTTGAAACACCAGGGGAACAATATGTTATACTAAGTAGTATAAGAGAAACTCAAATAGAGAAAAATAATGCAAAATTTATTAGCCAAGTAGAAGTTGACATAGACATATTCGTAGAGCAATATATGAGATACGATAATAGTCAAGTTGATGACATTTCTAATCAAATATTAAACTTATTAATACCATCAATGCCAATGGCTGATATTGGGGATGCTAATTTTGAGATTTATGTTTTAGAGAGAACCTCATCAAGATATTTGCCATTGCAATCTGGCCAAAACTTTG